AACAACAGCAACAATAACAGATGGCGAACATACATTAAATGCTACAGCTATAGTTGGTGTTGATCTTAATCAAAAAGGTATGCAAACTCCACAACAATTTGGTACTGCATCGAGTTATGGCAAGAAGTACGCATTAGGTAATTTATTCTTAATTGATGACACAGCAGATAGCGATGCTACGAATGATCATGGCAAAAAGAAGTTTAAGCCACAAAAACCAACTTTAACCTCTAAAAAAGATCCAGCTTACGAAAAAGCGGTTCAATATGTAACAGCAGGTGGTAAAGTATCAGCTATAAAAGCTAAATATGCTCTATCTCAAGAAATAGAAGGAGCATTAACAACAATTAACGTATTCGATGTCACGTCGCTCAAGGAACAATACAATCGTGTCAAAGCACACAATCTTGAGAAAGAGGGCACAGCGGGGGTGCTATACCACAGCGGAGAACAGGTAGACTTCCGACCTGACCCATCAATTAAACCTATCACAAAGTTCCCGCACAGAAAAGATGACGACTTAACTGGGGGTATAGTTATCTACCAGAATCCCTGGAAGACACAGGACGGGAACACACCGCACAACTTGTATGTCATCTGCCATGACCCATATGCGCAGAGCAAGTCTACAAGCAACCAGTCGCTTGGTGCTGCGTATGTAATCAAACGCCCCAACAATCTATCCAAACCGGACGATATGATTGTGGCTAGTTATGTAGGCAGACCACAAACGCAGGATGAGTACAACAGAAACCTATTCATGCTGGCTGATTACTACAATGCAAAGATCGGGTTTGAGAATGATCGAGGTGAGTTGATAGCGTACGCTAAACGCTACCGTAAACTCCACAAGCTGCAGGAAGAGTTTGAGATGCTAGACAAAAAAGAGCTACGCAGCAGGAACGTACGACGTCAGTACGGGATGCACATGACTGAACAACGCAAGCGTCAAGGAGAGCTTTATATAAGGGATTGGTTAATATCTCCAAGAAGTAGTGACGAAGATGGGAACATAAGGCTTAACTTGCATGAGATTTATGACGTTGGATTATTACAAGAATTAATTAAATTTAACCATAAGGGTAACTTTGACCGTGTTATGGCATTTATGGTGGGCATGTACCACACCAGAGAGCTATATAATAAAGAGGTCGTAGAAACCATCAATGATATGTCCCAGAACGAGTGGTTCGATCGGAACTATCAATAAATTTTATACTTTTACAAGAATGTACGGAGCAGCAAAAATACCGCAGCAAAGACTACCGTTAAGTAAGAAGACTAAGAAGTGGAGAGAGGAATGTGTAGATGCTTTCATCAATATATCTAAATTTGGATTGAGCGAAAGACGCAGCAATCTAAAAGCACTATATGATTATTACAACGGAGAAGTCGATGAGACTGACTACAGATATGTAATCAAACCATACGGAAAGAGTCGAGAGAACTTCCCATCAAAACTAAGAAACTACCCCATTATCAAGCCGATTGTCGATCTGCTTCTGGGGGAGAAATCCAAGAGGCCGCTTAACTACACTGTCACTGTAAAAAATGCAGACAGTGTCAGCCTGAAGCAAGAAGCAAAAACTCAACAACTGAGAACAGCTGTGGAGTCTTTGTTTTTGAACGAGCTGGCTAAGCCAAAAGATCTGCAGACTCAACAGATACAAGAACAGCAGCCCCCGCTCCCAAAGCAGGTAGCTGAGCAGTTTGAGCGCACATATGTAGATGACCGTGCCATCAAAGGACAGGCAGCGATGAACTACATCATGTATGAGCAGGAGATGTACGATAAGTTCCAGAAGCAGTTCTTCCACTTCTTGGTATCTGGAGAAACGTACTCTCATAAAGGTGTACGCAGAGCTGAGCCATTCTATGATGTAATCAATCCTATTGACATTGACTTTGACAAAGATCCAGATGTGGAGTTTGTTGAAGATGGGGACTGGGCAATAATCCGACGGTACGCGCACGCTGCAACTGTTGTAGATAACTTCGGGGACTATCTTACTGAAGAACAAGTACTAGAGCTAGAAAATCCAAAACACCAGTCAGTGGACACATATTTGCTGTACCGGTCAGAAGCTACAGGGACAGATGACAATATCTATAGAAATAGACTCGTAGAGGTAGTAACTGTGTACTGGAAAAGCCGCAAGCGAATTGGGTTTGTGTCTTATACAGATCAACAGACCGGTGTAATCGAGGAGTTTGAGGTAGACGAAGGATACAGAATGCCTGCTGAGATCAAAGAGATGGAAGGCAAGATAAAATATGAATGGGTAAACGAAGTATGGGAAGGAACTAAGATTGATGGACGGTTTTATATTAAGACATCCCCGATCCCAAACCAACGCACATCTATTGACAATCCCTCGCGCTGCAAACTCCCAATTAATGGGTTCAAATATTCAGACATTAACTCGAGCAACATCTCGTTGGTAAGTCTTGGTATCCCGTTCCAGATAAACTACAACATCTTCAAGTACCGCATGGAGCTTGCAATTGCACGTAGTAAGGACATCATTGCGCAGTTTGATATCAATATGATTCCTAAGAAGTGGGACCTCGATAAGTTTATGTACTACGTCGAGGGCACAGGTATCGCGTGGGTTGACTACAACAAAGAAGGTATACAGCTCTCTCCGCAGCACCAGTCTGTGTTAGATATGTCCATTAAAACTATAGAACAGTACGTTCTTTTACTTGAGACTACAATGCAGGAATGGGAAAAGATCTCAGGGGTTAACAGACAACGTCAAGGAACAATTGGTGCATACGAAGGCAAAGGTTCTTCTCAACAAGCTATCGTACAGTCTAGCCACATCACTGAGGATCTTTTCCGAAAGTTTGGACGATTCGAGCAAAGAGAGATGCAGGGAATGCTAGATTATTCCAAAGAGGCGTGGATATCTGGAAAAAAGGCAATGTACGTCCTCCCTGATACAACTATGCAGTACATGGATCTTGACTCATTAGGGCATATGGAAAGTGAGTACGGCATCTTTATGTCTGATGCAGGCAGAGACCAAGAGAACATGAGACAAGCACGCGAGCTGTCACAAGCAATGATTCAAAACGGAATGCCGGCATCTGCTGTACTTGAACTAATGGATACAGAAAACTTCTCTGGAATTAAGGACAAACTTAGAAAGGCAGAAGCTGCACAAGCAGAACTTGAAGCTGCACAACAACAAGCTCAACAACAGCAGGCACAACAAGCTATGCAGATGGATCAGATGAAGATGCAACAGGAAGCCCAAGAGAAAGACAGGGACCGACAGAAAGATATCGAGATTGCTCTTATCAATGCTGAAGCAAAAGACCAAGCCAACAGACTGGATATTGATCTCCAGAAAGTGGTACAGGACTATGACATTAAACTCAAAGAGATTGATCTTAAGAGAGAGGCGTTAGATAAAGAAGGTGACATTGAACCTAACGGAGAATAATGGATAACGATACACGGAGATCTTTACTGCAGCGTCACAGACAGTCTGGATTCCCGGGCTCTGTCATGGACGTATTCCGTGCACATGATCAAGGCATTGATCTTATTGAGCAATTTGAGCAACAAAATAATATGCAAGTTGCTCGTACTCCTCAACAACAACAGCAAGGATTGAGACCCGCACACCAGGCTGGGGACGTTTCTCAAAGTATGATATTCCCTAATGTTCCTCCTAATACCCCATTCAACACAGTCGGGATGAAAGCCCCGATTAACATAGAAAAGTATGACGAGCAGGGACACTTAGTCAAATCATACGAAAACGTCCCCCCTGGTATTAAAAGCCTCCCCACGGGACCGCAACGTGGAACAGTTATTGAGACTCCTGCTAATATGCAGTCGGGCGGAGGCCTTCAAAGACTTGCTGCATCAGTATTGATGAGCCCTTTGAACGTACCACTAATGCCAAAGATGCTTATTGACGAGACTAAGCAAAGAATAGCTAACAATGTGTTCCCCTCAGGATATGAATCTGAGTATCTAAACAAAACGCCAACGCAAAGGCTTTATGATACTGTAATAAAAAACGAGCCGGAGCCTTCTAGCCGAGCAGTCAGTGGTCCTGCTCCCTCTAACCCAAGTGATAGATACAACTCTCTGGAAGAAAGGAAAAACCTCCTTGCTTATGCTATGGGACAAAGTGATAACTTACCTGCAGCTGAGTACAAACCCACTGATGCAAAAAATCCTGACGCAGAGTATTTCAGGTCTCCTGCAACAGAAAAAAATCTAAGACAGGAGCTAGGCCAACACAAAAACCCGCTAAAATACATAGATAGACAACCGATCGTGACTGGGAAAC